ATGATATCCTTGCTATGAAACCAGGTGGTGCTGTAGAAGAATATGTTAAATCCACAGGAGGTGGTATGGGTAAAGGTGGTAATGTTACTATTAACATTAACGGTGGCGATGAAGCTAGAGTCTTTGAAGTTGTTAAAAAAGCTATGAAATCTGCCGGTGTCGTTACTCAAGGAGGATTATAATTATGACTTATATACAACCCGTTATCTACTCCCCTAATGAAAACCCTAAAGGTATTAAACCCGTTGTCTTCGACATCATAGCTCCAGATGGTCAAACATCTCTACTATCCGATGGTGAAAATGATTATCGTATGATACTCCATGCTAATATGAATGATATTAGTATTTCCTATGATAAATCAATAGAACGAACTCAAACTATGGGAGGATGGATTGAAACCCATTGGTCAGATAAACCTGTTACCATTACCCTAGCTATCGCCACAGGTGGATTTATCCATAAGGATAGAGGTCTTGTCGCCACTTCAGGGCCTGTACCTAAAGTCGGTGGTATAGATCAAGGTCATACTAGACGAGATACCATAGGCTACCAACAATACCTAGACTTACTAGCCCTATTCCATAATAACGGTGCTTTCTATGACCGTAAAGGTGAAATCGTTGTTCATGGTCGTATTAAAATGTCTTTTGATGGCGGTGTGTGGTTCGGTTGGTTTCAAAACTTTTCTGTAGCTGATACTGCTGATGCCCCCCATCTCTTTAAATGCTCTCTCGGCTTCCAAGTCGAAAGAGAAGTTCATGGGATAAGAACACAAGGATTATAATTTATGGCTACTACTCCAGACTATTTACAAACTAGACCCTTTGTCGAATTACCCACAGGTGAACTCTTTGTATTATATCCTGATGATGACATTGGTACTTACCCTATTGATACTACAAACCCTTTATTAAGAGGATATGCCCCATTTGTCTTATATATTGAACCACCTAACATCATTCAACCTCTAAGTAAAAAGGACACTGTGCTAGATAGGGAGGGTGTTAATAAAAGCCAACCTTTCTCTTCCCCTCTTAGAAATAGGTCTTACTTAAAGACAAACCCTAATTCTTTAAGTGGTGCTACTCTCAGTAGTATTGCAGGACCTCCTACATCTGTCAGAACAGAAGCTGACAGAGATCAAACACTCCCATCTTATTTAAATGACAGACTTGTAGCTTTAGATATTCTTGACCAATACAAACAATTAAAAGATTTACCTGTCATTACTTTTCTCATAAACCCTCAAAGCATGAATATCTCTTATACTAAAATCCAAGCATACCAAGACCAAACTAGAATGGGTTATATTTTTCAAGCATGGGGTGAAGATATTCCTACCTTAGAATTATCTTGTAAAGTCGGTAGTTATCTCTCTGGACATACAGATCCTGGTAAAGCTAGAGGTTTACACCATACAAGTAGAAGAGATAGTGCGGCTTATAGACAACTTATGAATATTCTTGCCCTATTTAAAAATGGTGCTACTATTAGAGATAGGTTAGGCAGAACTGAAATGATCCATCAAGTAGGATACCATGTTATAGAATATGATGGTGTTCGATATACAGGACATATTAAATCTTTTAATTGGGGTATATCACAAGAACTCTCACATGGGGGACTGGATTTTAACATGGGTTTTGAAATACTCCAAATGGATTATTTTGAAACTAGGGATGTAACAAATGTAGTTAATGCTCAAAATGCCCGTTCCTTCCTCAACCAAGAATCAGGTTTTAATCAATTAGTTGCAAGTGGCTCTACCTCACTAGTAAATAGTGGGCTACTAACTAAACTAGGAGTTAGCTAAATGACTATCAGTATTAAAGGTGGTACAAGTGCTACTACCACAGGTAAAATACTCGATAGACCTTATGTAGGTCTATGGAAACCTAACTTCAGAAAAACTCTTTCTTATGCTCCAGATGCTCTTGTTTATATAAACGGGGATACCTCACTTGTAGGTTGTAAAGATTGTAACAACAGAATAGACTTTCAACCATATATCACTCAAGTTTCATGTGGTGCAGGTGTTGAAGCTAGTAGTGGTGATGCTAATATCAGTTTCTCTATCCCTAAACATCATGGTGATAGCATCTTTAAAGATGGTGCTTTTCTTATCACACCAGGTCTTGAAGTAAATGTTTATATTCGTGGTGTATTTGATGTTAAAGATTTAAACAATGATGAGATAGTAGAATACCCAGATGAGAAATATAACCTTAAAGACCTTAAAATGAAACCTTACTACCCTGTATTTCATGGTGTAGTAACAAGTATATCCTATGCTTATAGTGGAGGGTTTTATAATGGGTCATTCTCTTGTAATAATTTATTATACTTTTGGCAGTATCAGTTTATAGATACAAATACGGCAGCTATGGCAGCTAGACCTAGTGAATCGGCAGGTTCGGTTCAAATGACAGGTCATAAATTTACAGGTATGACCCCACATCAAATTATTTACAGCTTGTTTAGAGATACAGGAGGGTCTGCACAAGGTGTTGTTGGAGGTATTAATAAGAAATCTAATGTCAATGCTCGTGTAGGTAAACAAGATGCTTTTAGTTTAAGTCTTAGATACTGGGAACGAAGATTCTCTCAAGGTATGTATGGTTTAAGGATGCATGGTGCTTCAGGTCGTTTATTTTCTAGCCTAGAACAAGTTTATTATGGAACTAAAAGTGCTAGTGAAACAAATAAAAGTGCTAATAAGGCGGCAACAAATATTATAAAAGCATCTAAAAAAAAGGCTCAAACAAGCACAGCGAATCCCTTAGATAATATTGATCCTTTTGCTAAAAAAATAGGTGTTGTAAAACTAGACGGTAACGACAGCACTCGTATTTTATCAAGAGGTTTTGATATTAAAACAGTTGAAGCACAGTCCGAGAAAGACACTAAAGGTTCTACTACAGCTGATATGCAAGCATATATCCTAGATATTGGTAATCTAGCTAGTATTAATATGTGGGAATCTTCTTATGAGAGTAAACAACAAGTAGCTACTACTGTTGCAGAAAAAGTTAATTTTGAATTTTACCAAGATGTAGATGGAGATTTAGTCTTTAAACCACCTCTATATAATCTTAATACTAAAGCTAGTCGTGTTTATGTTCTTAAACCAGAAGATATAGTAAGTATGAATTTTTCAGTTAAAGAACCTCAATATACCTATGCTGTTGTTAAAGGTACTTTAACTAAAAATATGGCTGGTGTTCTAGATGATGAATTTATTACCCCTAAATCTACCTATATTGATTATAGACTTGTAGCTAAATATGGGTGGAGACCTTTAGAAATAGATAGTAATATCCATACCAATACAACATCAGCTTTTTATTATGCTGCAGCTGAACTTGACCGTCAAAACCAAGAAGCTGAAACAGCTTCCGTTACAATTACCCTTAGACCTGAATTAAAGCCTGGTTATCCTGTATATATAGAACATATAGATTGTTTTTATTATGTTACCTCTGTTAGTCATGATTTTACATATGGGTCTTCTTGTAGTACTACTATTGATATTAAAGCTAGAAGAAAACGATTTATGCCACCAGGTGATATGGGTGTTTCATATAAAGACTCTCCTGAAAAGGCAGTAGATCTCATTAATACTAATAAGGGTGCTAAATATCTTAAAAAGAAAGAAAAAACAGTAGGCACATCAGGTATAGAAGGAGAAGATGTTATTAAGGTTACAGGTTTCCCTAATGTCGTTATGGGTATTGATATGACTCGTATAGACCCTAATTTTTGGTTTATGGGGACAGAAACCCTAGAAATAGACAAGCCTTATTATAAACAGATGCTTATTGCTGAGGCTATAAGTTTAGGTGTTTTACAATTAGAAGAAAGTTCTAAAGACCCTTTTGCAGCGGATGCTAAATTTGTAGTCTTTGATGTTGTAGAACTCGGACCTCCTAGACAAATAGGTATAATATCAGCTAACGATATTGCAAAAGGTCAAATAGATTTTGGGACTGTTATAAAACAGTATCAAGGAGAATTAATAAAAGAAGAAAGAGACAAAGCTTTTAATGACTTAACAAATGTAGATGGGGATAGAACTACCGGACAACAGCAAGAAAATGTTACTTTTATATATAGTGAAGAATATGAAAAAACTCTTTTAAACCCTACACAAGGTACAAACCCATCCCTAACCTTATTAGATTTAATTAACATTATAAGAATTAATAAACAAAGATCTAATGAGGTATCATCAGGTATAGGAAGTACTGCTAATATCCTAGAATTACTCTCTAATAGAAAAAATGCTTTCTCTCCCCATGTGCCAGGTTACTTTAGATATTTCAGCTGTTCCCATCCAGACCCTAAAATGCAGGGTTCTACTGAAATTGACTTTAGTGATGAGAATGGTGAGATAAAAAGTGTAGGTGAAAGACTTATAAAAATATCTGAAGAAAGATATAACGGAAATAAAGTCAATATGGTAGTTCCAGACCCTACTTCTACTGATGGTGATTTAGTTACTTTTACCCAAGCATACCCACAAGCAGGTCTCAAAGTAAAAAACTCTTTTACAAATCAAGTAGATGTTATCCCAACTAATGAAATAACATCTCTTACTTTCCAAGAACATGAAATTTTAATAAAAAATACTTCAATCAAAAACAAAAAAGATAAAGGGGAGTTATGGGTAGGTCTTCCTCCTGGTCTATATAGAGC